TTCTGGTCGCCTGTCAGCAAGACGAGGCTGCTGTCGCTAGAGAGTTGGGAGTCAAGAAGAACACAGTTCAAAGATGGCTGAAAGAGCCACAGTTCGTTGCTGACTTGGAAAAGTCTATGCAGCGTATTGAGACTTATGACGCCAAGTACAGAGCTAAGCAGAACAAGATCGTTGGCGATAAGATGTTTAGCGAGCTACATCGCCGACTTGCTACCACCAGAGAACTTCAGGACATGCCTCTTACCACACTGTTGACTAAGATTGCCGATGTCAATAGAGAGGTTAGAGTTGATACTCCGGGTGATGCTACTTCCAGAAGTGAAGTCAAGCACAGCATGGAAGAGATTGTTCAGCGCTACAAGGAGAATGATAAGGATACTAGTCCTGAGAACAAACCGAATCTAACGTTGGTAGAGATGCCAAAAAAACTAGAAGAAAAGAAAGAGGGAACAAATGGATAATGAGAAAAAGCCCGAAAGCAAAAAGAGCATTTTCAATCGTGATAAGAAGAAGGAAGTTAAGAAGGAGGAACCCAAGATTATGGTTGAGCCTCCCGCTAAGACAATGGAAGAGCCTGAGATCAAGAAGATGGAAGAGAAGCCTGTTGAGAAGAAGACTGAGAAGGTGCTCACAGGTATGTCTGGTCATCCCATTGCTAGACGTAAGCACAACACTATGCTTAATCAGAAGCCAAAGGGCATTCATAAGTATTTGGGCAGCAAGTAGATAGTGCCTTATGCTTTCAATTTCTCAAAGCACAGATATAAAAAGAACAGCTCCTGAAGCTATAGTTGAACCTAAAGTTGAGAAAAAGAAAAAGATAAAAGTTAGTCGTTATCCTCGCCCAGTTAAGCGCTTTGCAAGACCTGGAGAGTGGACACCACCTCACTACAGGGGAATCGTTAAGAAAGAACTTGACGAGGGTGCTGTTCAGAAGTGGTTGGCCACTGCTCCAGGTTTTCTCACTGGCTTAACTATGGATATGGAGGATGAAAAAACTAAGTTATACGATTACCAGCAGCAACATATGCTGGATAAGACAGTCTTCAGGATTGTTGACAAGTCAAGACAGACTGGTTTTAGTTACGCAAAGGCTGGCGAAGCATTAGCTAAGTCGCACCTCAAACTTCTTCAAACCAGTATCTTCATCTCTAAAGACCAAGAGGAAGCGAATGAGAAGATTCGTTTCGCTCGTTCTTTCTACTACTCACTTCCTGAAGAATACAAACGTAAGTGTATTGTAGATAACAAACAGTCTTTAGAGTTTGAATACAGAGGCAAGCGAACCCGTATTCTGAGTTTTGCTCAGAGACAACCTCGTGGTAAAGGTAACAACACTGACATCTTGTTAGACGAGTTCGCTCATATGATGTGGGCAAATGAAATCTATGTCTCTGCTGTTCCTGTTATTACACGAGGCTCTGGTACCCTTACTCTTGGTTCTACTCCACTAGGTAAGGGCACTAAGCATTACCAGATTTTTCATGATAAAGAACATTATCCCACGTATTCTAGAATGCAGATTGCATGGTGGGATTGTGACATTCTGTGTAATAACGTTGAAGAGGCTAGAAAACTTGCTCCGTTTATGGAGACCAAAGAACGTATTGAGATCTTTGGTACGTTAAAAGTTAAAGAGATTTATCTTTCGTTTGAAGAAGAAGAGTTCCAGCAGGAGTTCGAACTCTTCTGTGCTGATTCTACACACTCTTACTACTCGCTAGACTTGATCCGTTCTTGTGTGTTTGATGATGAGAAGGGATTGATTCTAGAAGGCAACATCGATCCTGATGAGATTCCAGTTGGATTCGCACCTGTCAAGGGTGATAGCGGACTGATTGTTCCAGATACCATCACTAATCTCTACAAAGATGATGAAGTGGTTTGGTACTGTGATGTAGATAAGCTACACGACTCTGACAATATCGTTGACTGTGCTAATGACATGATTGACAGGATGTTGTTAGCGATGAGCATGGAAGGGTTTGGCCGCACACTTCTGTTAGGTATCGACATTGGTAGGCAGAGAGACAGTTCCGAAATCAGTATCCTCGAAGAGTATGAGATAGACTCTCATAACCTTCATGTGGAAAGAATCAGTTTAGAACTTGTCAATGTTCCGTTCAGGAAACAAAAAGAGATTGTCCAACTTTTCCTAAAAAAACTTCCTATAACTAAAGCAAATTTTGATGGAACTCAGGGTTCTCATGGTGCTGACTTAGCCGAAACGCTGGCCTATGAGTTCCCAGATGTTGTTGAATCTATTCAGTTTGCGCCAGAAATCAAGGCCCAGATGGCTAAGAATTTCAGGTTCAGATTGGAAGATAGAACAATAGCCCTGATTAACGATTCAGATTCCATTAAGCAGATCCACAGTATCAAGAAAGTTATTACTGAATCTGCAAATGTGAAATTTTCAGCAGATAAAACTAAGAAACACCACGGTGACAAGTTCTGGTCTAAGGCATTAGCTAGCATTGGTGGTCAAGAGTACGACCGTAATGGCTTGATGCAGGCTGATAACGTTATCCGTATTGGTGATCATAGGAAGTTCGTTGCTGCATCCGATTTGCATAATGATCAGTCTGTGATTAGAATAGCACAAAACAGCGCTACACCTTCTAGTCTGAAACACGCAGTAGTAAAAATCAGCAAAGCTTCTTTCGGAGATGATGCATTCCAAGATATGTTCTCTGATTCAGCTATGCATAAGTTCTAGGGGCTTTTGAAATGATGCAAAACGTGGCTCATAGAGTCCCTATGCCAAACGAAAAAGAACTGGCGACTCTGCCAGAAGTTGCTAGGAACTTGTTATTTTCTCTAGAAGATCAACTTCCTATTTCTGATTATAAGAGTTTAGCTAGGGAATTTGTTGATAGAGCAGACGGCTCTCCGTATAACACGGGGTCAGCTTCTGTAAAGTACAAGAATCCTAACACTCTGAACCAAGCGCAAAACGCTGCTGGTGTTGGAGAGTACAATCCTGATCGCATCCCAGTAGCTACCTACGAAAAGATGCGAATGGACCCTCAGATTTCTTTGGCTACTGCTCTGATAGAGCTGCCTATCTTAGCTCAGAACTTCAGAATTGATTGCATTGATGAAACGCAAGCTGCTGTAGTCGATTATGCAATACGCCCAATTTACAGACAATTAATCAAGGATATGCTTAGAGCTATCCAGTTTGGCTTTGCTACTGGTGAGAAGGTTTGGGAACAGATTAAGCTGAAGATCATCAGAGAAGATGAAGAAGGTGGCAGATCTGTTATATTCAATAGATATGCAGTAGTTCCTAAGAAGATTAAATTCATTCATCCTAAATCTGCTAGAATTATTCGTGATGAAAAAACAGAAGACGTTGCTTATGTGACGCAGACTCAAGATTATTACGGCGGCGATGGTAAGCGCACTCCCAAAGTTAAAATTCAGGACATGATTTGGTTTGCACTTGATGCAGAATATGGGAACTTTTTTGGTAGTTCTAGGTACAAGAACGTTTATCAGGCCTGGTATTGGTATCAGATCGTTATGCAGTTTATGCTGCGTTATCTGGAGCGACGTGGGGCTCCCGCAGCAGTTGGTAAGGCGCCTCTGGGTTCCACTACGAAAGCAGATGGAACCAAGGTTTCTAACATTGATGTTATCCTGAACGCTGCCAATGCTCTGATTTCGAATTCAGCTGTAGCCATCCCTTCCAAGCACGATAAGCATGGTAACCCTGAGTGGGATATCAGCTTGCTTGAGGACCAGCAGCGCGGTGAGCTGTTCTTGGACACCCTGAAGACCCTGAACGTCCTTAAACTGCGTGGTCTGTTTGTCCCTGACAAGGTGGCTACTTCGGATGGCTCTTCCACCAACGCCACCACAGAAGGCCACACAGACGTTCACCTGTTGAATGAAGAAGCTCTGATTCAGATGATTCAGGATTGTCTCAATAGACAGTTGATCCCTGACATCATTGAAGCCAACTTCCCGCCTAGTAAAAGACTTCCTTGCACAATCAAGATCGAACGCTTGAACTACAGCAAGCGCACATTGCTCAAGGAAGTGATGTTGCGCATGATCATGATGTACTCTGGTTCTATCAAGGATGGCAACTGGCCCACTTGGCTGCCGTCTCTTAAGGAAATGGCTAACTTCCTTGAAGTTCCTGGTACTGAAAGTTCTCGCCAGTTCTTGCCCGGTACTATGACTAATGATAATAATGATGATGACGATGATGCATCATCCGATGATGATGACGATGATGCATCATCCGACACGCCAGACGATAAAGAAGATAAAATAAAAGAAAACAACAAGAAAGCGCCAGTTCGTAAGGAAAGAACTAGGCGCGACCGTCGTTCTAAAGAACGCAGCTAGGAGCCGTTATGCATATCGAGGAACAAGTCAAACTGCTGCTAGCAGACAAAAACTTTCGTATCAATCTTTCAGAAGATGATAGAAACAGCACTGCTCTAGCAATTGCGCAGGCTACAGAGAAATCACTGAGCGTCACTACTGAACGTGACGTGTATTCTACTCTGGTTAATCTGCCAGATAATATTGGTATTAAATTTGATGAAAAGACTGGTATTGAACTTTACGAAATTGAAGGAGTTGAGTGCGATACTTACTGTGAAGATATTGAGAGTAACAGTAATTTTGATCTATATTTTGACGAGGACAATACTGATAAGAACCTTTCTTCTTTCAAGGTTTTTCAAGAGATTAAACTTGCAGATAAAGAAGAAGACGGCGAAGAGAATACAGATGATGAGTCTGTTACTTCCAATATCGAACTTCTGAGAGCTGGCGAGTTTAACCATCCTTGGTACGACGTTATCAAGTTTGACAAGAAATACTTCATGAGCTGTATCCAGAACTTCGTCAATGACGCTGTTCATCGTGATGTCAGCTTTGATGCTCAGCATGAGCCATGGCTTGGTGCCGTGGCATGGCTGAAGACTCTTAACGTGAAGATGCGTAAGTTCTTTGACGGCAAACGCCGTTGGGTTATGACTGGCGATGCTGAGTTTACAGACAAGGGAGAAGAGATGATCCGCAGTAAGCGGTTCAAATACTTCTCCGTTGAAGTCTGGGACAATTACATTGATCGCGAGTCTGATAAAGAGTTAGGCCCCACTGTTACTGGTGGGGGTATTACTAACCGTCCTTTTATCACTGGTATGTTGGCCATTGAACTCAGTGAAGATGCTGCTAATTCTCGTGTAGTGCCCGACACTGGAAAAAGCATGTCTTTATCTGACGACAATAACAAGGAGGGACATGAAAAGGTTCTGGCTCTAACGATTGACAAACTTGATAATATAATTAAGTCGAATCAGAATAATTTAAGTCAGGCTTCTAATCGAGAGTCAGAGCATGAGCTACCTGATTTAGCTTTTGCACTAGTCAGTAAGGATAAGAAAGATAGAACTGTGAAGCGCGTTTTTGCTCATCATAGTTCTGAAGTCGAATCAAGCTCAGAAAACCAGACTATTGATATTTTGCTTCTTAAAAAGTCCTTGGACGATTGGCATCAAGTTAGGGGTTTCTCTGACGAAGAGATGACCAAGGCTTTCCAACATCTGCGTTCGCACGTTGAAGAGTTGGATGACAATCAAGATGACTCACTGAACAATAACGAAGGAGTTGAAGCTATGAATTTCAAGGAGATGATTGCCGATCTCCAGACTAAGTTGGACGCTCAGAGTGATCAAAGCTCTGAAATGGCGAAGTCTTATTCTGACCAGATCGCTAATCTGAAGACTATCCAGGCTGAAGCCGACACCAAGGCTGTGGCTGACGCTAAGGATAATGACAAGAAACTCTCCGAGCTGAATACTAAGCTGGACGAGCAGACTGCCATTACCAAGACCCTCGCTGACAAGAACGACAAGCTGTTTGATCGTTTGGCAGTGACTGACGAAGAGCATCGTCGCACTCGCGTGACGCTCTTCTGTGAGACTCTTGAGAAGGACAAGCACTTCGCCTCGACTATCGAAGTCGTGAA